AGCTTCACTAAATCTTTTGTGTTAAAAACAGCCTCTTGCAACTGTTGGTCTTTTGTAAACCATCTACACAGTATTCCCATAAAACAGCTTGAAGTCTCCGCGTCCTTTGGACGAATTAACATTTGTTTTTTCTACACAACCATCATTTCAGGTTTATTAGCCAAATCCTGTTTTAAGGTTACCACATTTCCTGGTTGGAAATATACTTTATCGTTATCACTCATTGCTATCATTATTAAAGCGTGTATCTAAATCGTCATTCATAATTGCCATAATTGCCTATTCATTGCACAATAGGAAGCCCTCTCTTTGAAAGGGAACAGGTTTGGTTGTTACGATATTGTAAAAAACATCATCACCTGGTTTAACATATTTACAGAGCGGTCCTACCTCAAACACTTGTGCACAGCCAATTAACTGTTCCAATCTATCTCGTTCACCCGTGTCGGGATTATCAAATTGTTCATCATTTAACAAAAAGCCCTCTTTCGTAGATTTCTGTACATAAGGGTTTCCTTCATATGGACGTAAAATAACATTTCCATATATAGGCATAATCATTTTTTTCATAATTTAATTGTTTTAAAAATTGCACATCCATTTGTTAATATAAGTGTTGCTGTATTGACAGCATTTTCTATTACGGTTTTAGTAACTAAGAACGGGTCAATGACACCTAAGTCATACATATTACCAAACTCACCTGTTTTAAGGTTTGTTCCGTTCCAAAACTGATTGTCTAATTTAGCAGAGGCAAGTCCCGCATTATTTAATAAAATTTGGTAAGGTACTTTTAATGTGTTACGAAAGGTTGGGTGAAGATTATCCACATTGTCGGCAGCCTTTAATAAAGCGATACCACCACCAGGCAATACCCCACCTTCCAATGCGGCTTTAGTTGCACAAATAGCATCCTCTACTCGGTCCTTCTTCTCTCGGATTTCGGCTTCTGAATAGCCACCAACCTTAATAGTACATACTCCCCCTAAGAAATTTGCCAATCGTTTTGTGTGAAATTTCTCCTCGGTTGGGGATATTTCAGGCTGTTTTAATTTATATTTAATTTCTTCAATATAGTCAGTATTATCATAGTCTGAATTACAGCCTATAAACGTGGTGCTGTCTTTTGAGATAACAATTTTATCACAACTCATTGATGAGCCAAGAATGCGTTTTACATCATCGATAATTGTGTCCTTATACACCCCGTGATGTGGACATTTTACAAAACAGCAATGAAGTGTTTTATGAGCATTGTTCAGAAATAATGTCTACTGTACCGAAGTGTCCATATCTGTCGCTATAAACAGTAGAGATTTCTTAGCAGCCATAGCTTCATTTACTATTGGAATAATGTCAGAGTTTTCCTTAATTTTCTCCTGTGTGATATAGACTAACACATTATCCATTATGCAGGTATTATCAGGAGTGTTAATAAAGAATGGGGACGCATAACCCGACTCAATTTGTAAACCTTTTACTGCCTCATATGAGTTCTCTACCTACGAAGATTCGTCAATATTTACCACCCCATATTTACCCACAACATTATAAGCCTGCGCAATTAAATCACCCAATATTGGGTCATTATTTGCGGATATAGTGGCTACTTTTTTAATATCTTCAAAAGAAGAAATTTCTAATTTCTACGACTCTATGTAAGTAATAATATCCTATTGAGACTTTTGTAACTCACGTTGCAATTCAATAGGATGTCCCTCATAATCTTTATAAGCATTTACTAAAGCCTGTGTAAGTAAGGTAACTGTGGTTGTTCCATCGCCTACCTGTTTAGCTGTTTGGACAGAAATGTCCCTCACAACATCAATAGCTAACTATTCCCCTCTATCAGGAGAATTAACAGCTGCCGCTACTGTAGCACCATCTTTTGTAATGTGAATACCTGTACCGTAATTGATAATCACATTTTTACCCATTGGGCCAAAGGTTGTCCCTACGGCATTACCAATGAGGTTTACTCCATCTACTAATGACTTTTTTGTCTCGTCATTGAACATTACATTTTGTTCCATAATCATTTACATTTACCATTTATTTAAATAACAGTGTTCTGAATACACTCTAATTTTTGATTCAATAATACATCCACATTTTGTACAGATATACCCCAATTTGCCTAACTTAATTTTATGTGGACAGGAATTACATATCCTGCGTCTTTTGTGGGCTACCTACTATTGTTTATTAAATAGGTTATAATATGTCCCTAAGATAATGTTTCTTAATTCACTTACCACTTTTCTAATGGACATTTTGCTTCTTTTAAATAACCCTTAATACTAAGTACACATCCACAACCACAGACATTAGTAGCTGTGGGGATTTTGGATATTTGTCCCGTGTTTTTATCCACATATATTTTGTTAGAACAAACAGGAACGCCTGATGAAGTGTCTTTTAATGGACACTTATCACAAATACTCATTCTATAACTAAATAAGGCTTCCTCACTATCCATCTTAAAAACTTATTATATTGTATCCAAGAGTTAAACCAAACCCCCCATAAAATCCTGCCTATACCTATTGTTGGTTGGTATATGGGACTATTACGCCCGTTCCTAACTATAATCCTGCAGATAATGTCCAATTCTTTCGTTTCTAAGGCTTTTGATATTTTGATATATCAACAACTGAACCCTCTATTGAGGATATTACTAAGTATGGATTATTTGATATAACCTATAGCCTTATTTGGTTATTGTCAATATATTTCTTTAAAATTAAGTCTGCCTTTACCTGATATGAAAGAAAATCCGACTAAACTAAAGAGGGTTTAACTGTAGAATATACAGAGAGTTGTTGATTATAAGTTAAGAAGTCTGTTGTTTTATAAAACTCATAAGTATATTTCAGAGAGTCTTCACTAATTAAGTTCCCCTGTAAGTTCTTAATTGAGTCAGATTGATTAGCTATAATGAGTTGTAATTTATTAATTTCAGCTAAATTTTTCTTAGTTCCTTTCTATATTTCTTTATAAAGGTCCTGATTATATGTCTTCAGCTCTTTAGCTTCCATTAATAAAATATTCTAACTATAAACCAATCTTTGGTATCTATCCTTTTCAACACTTAATGTGTCCTGTAGGGCAGTAATATTATACTGATTTTCTCGTATAGTATTTTGTTTATATGCTATTACTGAGGATAGTATAATTATTACTATTATTAGTATAATATATAAGACTATATTAATAGACTATTGGTTTAATTTTATCATATGCCTCTTTTACCCTTAAAGATTTTTTATAATCAGCAACCATGTCTTCCACTTCCTTTTTTAAATAAGGAACATCATAAACAACCTCTTTGTTTTTCTTGTCAATATGAATAATTGCCAATCCTTTAATATTAAACCGACTATCGTGTTGCTGTATCATCCAAGCGTAAGTACTTAATTGCATAGCATAATGAAAAAAGTTACAATCCATTAAATGATTAAGCGGGAATAACATTGAAGTATATTTACGCGAATTGCGGTTATAATAAGAGGACTTTTTAATCTCTTCATTTGTTTTATAATCTAAAACAGACACGTCTGCATTTTGAACAACAACAGAATCTGCTTGACCTGCTAATACAAATTTTCCATCAGGGTCTTCGTAGTGGAGTAATAGTTCGGGATAGTTACATTCCTCTCCATACTCTATACGGTTAGTTGTACTACAACGCATTGAACCACCCAATCCTAAAGAAGGTACGGTTGGAATTACATTATCTAAGGCCTGTTCTTCCCGCTTTTTATGAATTGCAGCTCCCCTTTCACAGGCTTCTTTGTTTTTTAATTCCCACTCTTTCAGAATGTCTGCCTTTTTGGCAAGAAATAATGACTCATCGATATTAAACTCTTTAAAGATTTTTGAGTCTATCTTTTTGGAGGAGTATAAATTTCCCTTAATTGCTTTAAAATGTTGTGGAAGCATAATAGCCTCCAAAGCCTTCGCACCACTCCAAAAATCCGAATCAAATACAGGTATATACTTGCCTATTAAGGTAGTTACCGATATACAAGTTATATCACTGTCTTGAACCCAATATTTGTGTTTTTCCTCATTAAAGCAAACATAACCGTTTTCTTTATCAATCACATCAACATTAAACATAGTCATTGAAATTTAGTTTTAAAAACTTATTTTTGTCATAGGACAAAAATACAAGTTTTGGTTAACATAATGAATTTGGAATAAATTACTTATACACCAACAGCAATAACCACATTATTACATTCTTTTGAAGGATTTTACGTGCCATTAATAAATATTCTAAATTTTAATAAACTTTTTCCCTTTAAATGGGTTTTTATAATATGGTTAGATTTTAGAATTTTATGATTGTATCTTTGCAGAGTAAAATGCCTAATTGTAATATACAACAAGCTATCTTGATAATTTAAATAATTAGTAAAATGAACGAAAAACAATTAATAACTTTAGTTGCACAACTACTTCATTCTGGAGTAGATCCTGTTGAAATTGTCAAACGTCTCGGTGATTATGGGTTAGATGAGTTACGTGCTACTGAATTGGTGAGTCGTGTGGCTGACCGTATTTTACCCGATGAGGAGAAGCCTGAAACTTCCAATCAAGGAGAAGAAATTCCAACAGGAAAAGTTGGTATGTCTATTCAATCGGTAATTGATGAATCTATTAACTCATTTAAAAAGGGTGGAGCGGTTAAGCGTGGCGGTAAGAAACGTTGTAAATGCGGATGTGCTTTACAAATTAGCCGTGTTGGCGGACGATTGGTAGAAAAGTGTGCATGCGGTTGTAAATAATTTAAAATATGCTAAAACTATTTCTATATGATAATGAAAAGCAACGTGTGATATTAAATGAACCCGACATCCTTCTTATTAAGGAGTTCTCGGATTTGATGGATAATGATAGAAATATAACCAAAGCAGACAAGAGCGGTTCACAACATACGCGGGCATTTCGTGAATTAAAATATATTTATTTAGCGATTGATTGGCGTTCTCCTTATAAAGAGTATATGGCTTAGGAGAAGCATGAAATGGCTTTATTAGATGCTGAGATGACTCAGGCGGAGTTTGATGATGTACTCTTTCGTAAGGCTTGTAGAAAATATACGGAACTACAAGAGAAATCAATAGTTGGTGCATTATTATAGGCACAATATAATACAGTCTACAAGATGAAAATCTATTATGATAATTTAGATTTGGAGTAGACTAAAGAGGATGGAACACGCATTCATAAGACCAAAGACATCCTTGCTGAAATGGCTCAGACTGCTAAGGCTCTTGAGGGGTTAAAGTAGCTTGAGGAAATGTGGAAGAAGGAATAGGAGGTTGAATCTTAGGTGCGTGGTGATTATGAACCAGGATTTTTAGATGCGTGAGTAAAAAAGAAGCCATAACAATCTCCAATAAGGAGATGAAATACATTAAATAGAAGATTTCTGAAAAGAAGTATGGCGTTCCTAAAGAGTCTTATAAAGACAAACTTAAACGGCAGACGGCTTTTATAAAGTCAATGTAGCAACCTGTTAAAGAAAAGACTGTTAAGAAGGAGTAGCCACAAGAGTTCACATAGCCAAAAAAAACTGATGTATGGGATGTTGCCATAGATGACCCAATTGATTTTTTTGACCCTGAGTTAAGTTATGAATTAACGGGCTATAGACCCATTAATGCAACATAGGGGTTAGATTTTGACCCTATACCATTTTAGTTAGCTGGTAATATTTATGAGAATACGGGAAGTTATACTACATATTTACCAGGGTCTAAACTATATAATGATTTTTGGAAAGAACAAATACGCCGTTGTAATGAGGGTTATACTGTTGGTAAATACACAATTACGGGAGACCACTACTTTTTTTTAAATTTCTATAGATTAGAGGCTACTAAATTAGAAGAGGGTAAAATAGCCGCTTATAGGGAAGAGAGTTTTCCGTCTTTTTACGTAGAGCAGTATAAGTGGTTTCACTACTTTAGGATGTGTGAATTATTAGCAAAGGATGCTTGTTCACTGAAGCCGCGTGGTGTTGGTTGGTCTGAATTGGCAGTTTCAATGGGATTAAAGGTGTATACTTGCAAACGTAAAAGTAAGTGCATATATGCTGCACAATCAGAGTCTCAACTTACCCCAACCCTCACTAAAATATGGAATGGTATGGAGTTTTTAAATCTCTGTACAGGTGGGGGAATGAAACACTTACGTAGTGTTGTAGACCAACCAATGAGAAAACGTGCCTCTTATAGGCTTCGTAAAGAGGGTACAGAAGTAGGATTCTTATCTGAAATAGAGGGCTTAATTATTAATAACCCACGTAAGATGCGTGGTTCTCGTGTAGAACGGTTGTTTTACGAAGAGTTTGGGTCTAATACTTTAGGTAAGCAAGCTTGGGTTCAGGGAGAAGCGTTAGTTACTATTGGCGGCAGACGAATAGGTGTTCGTGTAGCTTGGGGAACGGGTGGTGATACAGGTCCTTAGTTATAGGCATTATCAGACCTATTTTATAATCCTACTACGTTTAATATTTTGCCCTACAAGAACAATTTTAATGCTACTAAAGAAACAGTATATACATCTTTTTTTATGCCTGCATATACAATGCTTCCCGATTTTATGGATTCTCGGGGGTATTGTAACGAAGAAGAAGCTATAAACTTCTATAACAAAGAGAGGATGTTGAGGGCTAATGACCCACAGGCATTGTTGATGTATAAGGCGGAATTTTGCTTTATTCCAGAAGAGGCTTTAATCCGCGAAGGTAATAATCGATTTGACAGTGAGAAATTGTCTGAATAGTTGGCTAATATACAACTACATAAGTTGATACCAACTCCTAAACGGGGAACTTTAAGCTTCCCATTTAATAAAGAATTGGGATAGCCTGATTTTACATAGATGCCGACCTTTGAACTATCGGCGAATGGTAAGATTTAGATAACTGAATACCCAATGACAGACGAAACTTAGCGGGCATATACCAACTTATACGTGGGTGGAATTGACTCAATTGATAGTGATAGTTCGTCATCTTCAGGACAAACAGACGTATCAAACTTCTGTATTGTGATTATGAGAAGGTAGCTGGGATTACAAGACCCAAAGATAGTCGCTCTTTATAAAGATAGACCACGGGATGTTCGTACCGCTTATAATAATGCCATTAAATTATTGATGTGGTATAATTGCAAGGCTGTAGTAGAGGCAACCCGTGTAAGCATTATTACTTATTTTAAGGAAAAAAACAAGCTGTCTTTACTGTTTAAACGTACAAGAGCAACTTTATCTGATGTGTAGAGAAAAAGGGTTACACAATATGGTGTTCCTGCTACAACTGCTATTATTGAGCATCAATTAGAATTGATTGAATAGTTTGTTTTTGATTATTGTCATACTATTGACTATCCTGAAGTATTGGAAGAGTTGCTTAAGTATTCGGTTGAAAACAAACGTAAGTTTGATATTGTGGCTGCTTTAGGCATGGCATTGTTAGGTGATGAGGAATTATATGGGGTAACACCCAAAACCTCAACAACCACAACCTCTTCGTGGCGAGATATTGGATATTATTATGAAAATGGTGTTAAAAGGTTTGGAGTAATACCTGTTAATTATGATGAGAATTAGGCACGCCAACGGTTAGGAATTGACTGGATTGGAAATCGATATTATTAATTATATAGAGGAGTGTTATAAAGCTAAGTTTTTAGGCGATGTAATAGTTACTAAATAGGAGGATACCTATGTTTTAAAATTAATATTAGACGTATGGCATGCCCCAATATGGATTTGTAATGATTCTCCTGATGATACGTCTTTTTTTGAATTTGTTAAGAATCAAATTAAGGAACGTCGATTGATTAATACTAAATTTTTTAAATTAGTCTTACAACATGGAAAACAATAAAAAGATGGACGACGACTTAATTGACAAAACCAACTCAGCCATTAATGAATTGGTTTATGACAAAATCCATCTTGTTAAGGCTTATAACTATTATTCAGGCATTCGAGATAAAAGTTAGTTTCGTATGTTTGAGGAGAATTATGGATTAGGCAATCCTACTTCAGTTACATTCACACCTCTAGTAAGAAAGCATATTGATGCCTTAATTGGTGAGTTTTTAACATTGCCAATTAAACCAAAAGTGTCTTGCAAAGATACTAAAACTCTTAATAATATATTTAGGGATAAATAGTTGGCTATATCTTAGGCTGTAGCTAAAGTGGTTAAATCTAAATTAGAGAATTTAATTTACTCCTTATTAAAAGGGGATGGTTAGAATAAAATCAATGATGCCCAATTTGAATTGGAGCTAAAAAATGTGTAGGAATAGGTAGAAGATAATTTTATCTCTAACTATGAAATGGCTGCATAGAATATAATACAATATATTTTACAAGACCGTACTATCGATTTTAGAAATAAATTAAAACAACTTATTTCTGACCTATTCATATCAGGAGAAATGTATTACCGAGTTATTCCATCGCCAGGTGGAAATGGTTTCGATATTAAAGTATGTAATCCTCTACATACTTTTCCTGATAAAAACCTTAACTCTCCTTATATTAATGATTCCTATCGGATTGTTTATAGAGAATACCTATCATTACCTGAGATTATGGTACGTTATGGTGAGTCTTTATCAAAAGAGTAGATTGACCATTTAGAAAGTAGTGAAGCCATTTATACACAAACATCGAGTAATGTGATGTTAGTCAATGCAGGTAATGCTCGTTTTGGGGTGTTAGATACTTTAGATAATAGCCTAAATGTTGGGTTTGGATTCTCGCCCGAATATAGCCACTTAACCCCATCTCACAGAGTGGCTTTATATCCTGTTTATGAGGTAGAATGGATTGATTACAAAACAGAGCGTGGTAAGCGTGTAGCCTATAGATACTCAACTACACGCATTGGTTCTGAAACATTTATTTTACGTGGGGAAGATGAAAAATTTACAGTAAGAAGCATAACATCGCCTTAGGAGTGTAAATTATCTTTTAACGGATTACAATATATGTCACGTACAGGTCAGCCCTACTCATTAATATTGGCTACGGCTGATTTATAGGATAGGTATGACTTATTACATTTTTTTAAAAATAATGTTATTGCTTAGAGTGGTACTGTAGGTGATTGGTTAGATGTGGCTCATTTACCATCTTTTTTGGGGGATGAAATTCCTGATAGAATACAAAAATGGTTGGCTTATAAGAAATCTTCAGGTGTGGCTATGTTAGATTCTTCATAGGAAGGAGCTTAGCAAATGGTGAATACTACATTTGCAGGTTATGATGATACCGTAAGACTGTAGGCTATATAGGCTATAGATTTAGCCATATAGGATATTGAAAATATTGCCATGTCTATTACGGGGGTCTTTAGAGAGCGTATTGGAGGTATATAGCAACGAGACGCTGTGGCTAATGTAGAAGTTGGTATGTAGCAGTCTTATATTGTGACAAAACAATACTTCCACACTATGGACCTGTTAATAAGGGAAATCTTATTAGACAGTCTTAACATGTGTAAAATTGTATTTAAGAAGGGTATAACGGGAATATTAATCTTAGGCTCTCATTAGAAATAGTTATTTACTGCTTTACCTGAACATTATACAGTTTCTGATTTTGATATTCATATTGCTGACAGTGCTGAAGTATTAAAAGAAAAAGACCATATATAGGCACTAACAATGGAGTTAGTAAAAGGTAATTTAGTAGACCCCGAACTTTTAATTCACATGACTACAAGCGAGAGCCTTACTGACTTAAAACAAAATACTCTACGTTCTATCCGAAAGAAGAAGGAGGAGAACAATATGTTGATGCAGATGCAATAGCAATTGCAACAACAACAGTAGACTATTAAAGAAATGCAAGACGCTTTACAAAAATCACAAAAATAGCTTGAACAATTCAATCAACAGCAATTACAGCTTCAATAGGATAAAATTAATAAGCAATATGAGGTTGATAAGGCTAAAGTTGATATGTAGAAATCTCTTGGTGAACGTAAATTGGAGTTCGATAAGAAACGTGTTGAGTTGGAAGCATTTTAGCTTATTGATACAGACAAGCGTAATGATGAGGTGAGGGACAAGTAAACTATTAATAAATAAATAATTATGATTCAAATTAACTTATTAAGAATATCTTCGGACAGTAAACATTTGGAGTTTAGTGTTGAGTGTCCTTCAAACTACCACTTCACAACCTTAATAGTGAGAAGATATGACAACGTAAAGGAATATATTGACTTGTCTAATTTATTCCAAACTCCTAAATCAAAATATGTTGTAAGAATTCCTGTAGAGATTATTGGTGGAGCTTCGATGTATTATGTCCATTTTGGCATAGCTCTTAATGAGGGGGAAGAACCTACAGTTGACCCTTGTAATCCCTCATTAACAGCGGACGGTGTTTGTTCTGATGTGGCTAATGTGTATAGATATTTACTTCATCAACTATTGACCTTATATTGTGATAGGTGCTTAAGAGATGTTCCTGTTGAAATATAGCAGTTATTTACAATATTGTTTGCTCATATTTAGGCTATGAAATATGAATAGTATGAGGAGGCTGAACAATTTTATGATATAATGAAATAGAACTATTAGAATTGTGAACCTATTACCATAAAAAGTACTGCAGGGTTTTCATGTAATTGTAGGAGGGTTGATAATGGAAGAGTATAAGAAATCCTTTATACAAAGTGAGTTAAAATATATTCACAACCTGTAGTATTAGGCTTTTGATGACAAAAAGTTACGGAAAGACCTTTATCAGTTAATGATTTTATTAACGGTATTAGATTGGTCATGTTATTATGATATTGATGATTCTTGGAAACAAATATTAATTACCGCCATTAAAAAAATTATTAACTCTAATAGTCAACTTATTCCAATAGGGTTTACTAACAAGTATTATTCAAATGTGAATGCTCCTTAGGGACTTTATGATTGGTATGAGACATCATAGGATTTGAATCTTATAGATGTTTCTGTAGATGATACTAAGTCGGTTACAACGGTTTCATCTAACTATTCTGAAATTCTTGGTGGAGAATTAATACTTAATGATTTTAAGTATGTTCTTGTTTCTGATAAAATCTTACATAATAAATTTGTTGAGTTAAATAAACCTTTTTCAGGAACGATTAAAGTATATAAATACACAAAAATACCTAAACCAGGAGGAAAATACCAATGGGTATGGGTTTAGGTGTCGGACCCTGGTAAACAGCCCTTTTCCAAAATGCTCGATTTAAAAGTGTAGATGGGAGATAAATTAATTTCAGTGCCCCAATCTTGGAGTATAGTTATTCCGAGAGTTACTGATTCAATTTATATTAATTTAATGTAATATGCCAAACATTATTAGAGAATACTTAAACACAGACGATATAATTGAAATTCGTAGTTCGGATTCCAATTCTCGTAGGGATAATTTAGCGTAGAAATTAGCAAACCTCCCTCGTGTTGAAGTGTCATATAATTCAGGGCAGACGGAATCACCAAGTACCAAAGGAATAGAAACATATAGAAATTTAAGTACTGATGTTAAAAGCAGTTGCAATTTAAATGCATAGTATCAAACAGTTAAAATTGAGAATGTTGAGGGGGGATGTTTTGATAAAGACAACCTGCCTGAAATCACCTCATTAGACGAACTATTAAATGCTTTGTGTGAGGTGATGATTCGGTTTGATACAGCCCCCTCCAATTATTTGAAGGATGACTATACATTTGTGATTAAAACCCTAAGCAATGCCTTAATTCATTTGTATCTGAATGGTGGTGAATTTATATCAAATGCAAATAGTATTTTGTGCGCTGATTTGTTAGCTTTAATTGCCAACGATGGATTAATTCCAGGTTCAAATTATAGGATAACCGATTATACCACAACTACTGTTCAGGCTGACACGACTTCGGCAGGACACGATTTTGATATTATAGTAACAGCTTTAAGTACTAATAAATTATCTGAAAATGCTAAATGTGTTAGAAAAGTTGGTGATACCTATTTTACAAATGCCAAATTAGAGGCGTGGGAGATTAAGTATTGCATTAATAATGACACAAGTAGATTTGCTTGGGCTGATACCGAAAATGGTAAAGGTGTGATTTACTACATGAAGGATGAATGGAATAATGAATGTCCTTATGATTTTAAGAATATACAATTCAAAAAATCGAATGTATTCTTATACACCTTTGGAGGCACGGCAGATAATAGTTTAACAGGAGGTTGTCATCACAATACAATGATGGATTATGTATCGAGTTCCGTTCTAACACTCAACTTTAACAC